TGTTGCGAGGTGGCGCCACTACTTCGGCGTTCTTTTAATCCTGATGCTCCTGTTGTTTTCCAATCCATCACAATACCGCGAACTTCATCGTATAAATCAATGGTGCCTGATAAGCCGCCTCTAATTGTTACTTTTTGTTCTACTTGGAAACCTTCAACTTTTGCAAAGATTTCTGCTAAGTGAGAATGGATTGCAGTTCCAACTTGAGCAGCCCAATTGCCGTTGCTGCCTTCGTTTAGTTTTGGAATATCAATTAACTTATAGGCAAGGCGGCGCAAACATTCGTGGCCGATCTCGCTTGGGCCAATAGATGTTTGCTTACTTCTTGGTGTCCAAGTGCCAGCATCGGTGATGATTTTTGCAATATCCATCGCCATTTGCTTACTTGGTTTATTGGGTGCTACTAAGTTATTCATCATCCTCTAAATCGTCGTCGCCTTCCTCTGGCGTTATTGGATTGAACGGTGGCATATCTGTAAATGGTTCAGGAATGATTGTACTACTCATTATCTGCCTCCACGATGGAGAATCGCCGAGAGTTTGTAATAACTTCCAAAGTATCTAAAACCTGCTGAGGCAAAATCTCCTTAGCGCGTTTTATATCAAATCGCTTAGTTTCAATAAAACTCCAGCGAACAACAGGGCGATTTTGATAAATACCAACTTCACAATCGCCAAGAGAATTTTCAATGTGCGCTCTAGCCACATCTGCAACCTCTTGCCATTCTTTGATCTTGGCTAGAGCATTTTTGTAATTCTCTAGCCAAGCAACGGCATTGCTATCAAAATCAACAACGCCTTTTTCTATTTCTACACTCACTGTATTACCCCCTTATTTTTTACCAGTATTTGTGCGTTTGCCATTTTTTCCAGGCAGAGCAGGCTCCACCTGAACCATAATGCCGCCCAAGATAGGCAAGGGCTGCAATCATTTGTGCTGCTGGAGCCTCAGAGCGTTTCATTCCAAGGTTATCCATAGTTCCATCTAGTAGTTGGCCAAGTCCTTCAGCCGAACTAACTGGATTTTTGCGATCTGCCCAATGGCTTTCTTTAGTCATTAGTTGATCCCAACATTTAAAATCTTTAGCATCAAGCAACTCTTTTGCCAGTTCCCTAGCATCAACTTGCTCAATCAGCAGTTTTTTCTCAATTGGGGTTGCCACTTGAGGGTTTACTGCGCTAATCGCTAAAGAAGTCATTGCACTAACCCCGATGATGAGCGCAATTCTTGCGGTAACTTTTCTATATTCAGGTTTGATTGGATTGCTCCTTTCATTTTCATCTTTTCGTATCTGCGAATCATCTCCTTTACATAAGGCAGATTCACTCTTAGATAGGATGCTATGTGTTCGGGAGTAGAACCCTCATCGTGCATTTTTCGTACAAACTTGGCGTTACCTTTGCGTTCAACAATTACAAAATGTTGTTTAAACAACCTCTTGCGCATTGCTAAAGTGGTTCCGCCCCAAATGCCGAATGGGATTTTCTCCTTGATAGCGTATTCCGCACATTCCTCTCTATGTAAACAAACGCTGCAAATTGCTTGCAGGTCAGGGAGGCGCTCTGCCTCTTGAACTTTTCCATCAGGGAAAAAGTAATTCTTATCCTCCAATTTTGCGCAAAGCGCATTTGGAAATTTAGGGGAATTTTGTAGGGATTCAATTTCACTCATTTACTAGAGAGCCATTGATCTAAATCTTGAATTACCCAGGATTTGTTTATGCCAGCATTACGCCGTTTTACAATTACATAAGCAGGCGGTATAAAATCTAAATTCCGCGCTCTTGAATAATTCTCAGCCTCTGCAACTGCTTCATCCCAAAAGGTAGGTAGGTCTAACTTCTTTCGATTCTTAAGTTCTAAAATATAGGTGGCACCTGAAATTACTACAACTAAATCGCCTTCATCTCTAGCGCCCGCCTTGGTCAATCGCTCTGCTACGACACCAGCAGCGCGAAAGAATTTTAGAACTGCTGTTTCAAAAGCAGCACCTTTCCTACCATTTGGATTAGCCATTTATTTTACAATTTCCAATCTAACTTTATTTTTATCTTGAACTACCTGGATTATCTCCTGGGCTAGATCAAGCAACTCGCGCTCAGATAACTTTGCAATCTTTAATGCCATATCTGGCAGATTCTTGCGAATGTTATCTAGGCGAACGGCTGCATTGGCATCTGAAAAATCAGCGCTACTTGCCTTTTTCATTTCGGCAAAATCAGTTATATCAATTTCATCTGCCAAGTTCTCAACTAGATTAACGCAGGCTTCCTGCTCCTCTAAGTAGAGATTGTAAGAACCGTCGTTGCCAACAAAGATTCTAAAAACTTCACTCCAAGTTTGGTTCATTTGCTTAGCGCCTTTTTCATAGCAGCACGGCTTCGCTCTGCCTTTTTAACCTGGCCTGCCCAATCTTGCGTTCCATTGGTAGCACCCGTTGCAAAGTAGGCCCCAGTTAGCCCTGCTAGGGCTGCACCTATAACTATTGCTATTTCCATTCCTTACCCCCTTTTAGCGCCCAGGATTGGGCGTGGGCGTAAGTGTCGCATAAATCACCGACATTGGAAGGGTAAAGTGTCGCGACACGCCGAACCTAGGGGTTGCAGGTACTTGACCAGATAGCCAAGTGTCTATACATTTATCTCATTGGAACAACAGGGTTCCAAATAAAGGAAGGCACCAAATGAATACATTAACATCAGAACAAATACGATGGAATTACCGATGCGGTTTAGATCGCAGATTTCTTATCAGATTGCAAGTTATGCAATACGCCAATCTTTCTGCAACTGCTAGAGAGTACGAATATTTTTACAATGGCTTAACAGCAGTAGAAAAACAAATTGCAGATGCATTAATTGAGGATATTGCAGAGGCAACTGATCAAGCAATGTTAGGTAAATAATGCAACACTCTAAAAGGTATCTGCAACTTCGCAAAGTAGCCAGGATAAGTTTTTGGCTACTATCGCTGGCCTTGATTTATTTCTTGGCAACTCATATTAACTACACCGCCGACGGCTACTGCTTTAATTCAATGGATAAGTGTTATCTAAAGGAAGGTAAGTAAAATGAATAACTGCGTAATGTGTGGAAATCGTAGCAACAAATTAGTTCGCCGTTGGTATCAATACGATAATGGCGAGCAGTTTCAGTGCCTAGTTTGTCCTAAGTGCGATGTTTTACATTCCAATATGATGATGAAAGGGAGGTGAAATTATGGGCGCAATGAAAGCAATATTTACAGAAATGCAAATGGATATGCTTGCCTCAGCCGAGGTTCTAATTACTGCTAGCAATAGCAGCGATCCTAATGAAATGAGCAGGGCTATCTATACCAGCATGAAAGTTCTAAATCCGCATCTAAAAACACTATTAGGAGAGTAATGCCAATTAAGCCGCAAAGATCAATAAGAATTGCAGATGCAATTTGGAACAAAGTTAGAAGCAAGGCAGCAGCAGAGGGCAAAACCGCCTCTGAGGTTATTAATGATTATTTAAAGGATTACATCAAGTGAGAATTCTTTGGATGGTTTTAACCGTGCTGGCAGCCGTCGGCAAAGGCAGGAGAGCGCTGCCTTGGGCAATCCTGGGCTTCATTGGGGGCTGGTTTGCCTTGGGCGTTGTTTGCCTCAGCCGCCAGCGCCCGTTGCGCCCAGTTCCACCTTGGATGCTTAATCTGGGCTATCAGAGCCAGGCTAAGCGGGCGGTTGCGGGGATAGACACGCCGAAGGATTTGCTTGGTTAAATACTTGACTTGTCTAGTCGGTTGTCTATACAATTATGCCATAGGGATACAAAAGTAGCCCCCAAAAAGGAAGGCAAGAAAATGATCGTAATAAATGCAAAGCCAGCAAGGAGAGAGTTCAAAGCACCAAAATTTGTTAAGCAAGTTGGAAACACTTGGGTTGAACTTACATTAGCAGATTGTCCTGATGATGGCGGAAAATATCAATTACTTTGTCGCAATCACGGATATTTAATTCAAGATAACAACAAGCGCAGACTTTGGAAATTCGCAAGTGAAGTAACTGAATGGTGTGCTGCTTGCCAAGGTACTGATCCAAGATACAACAAATAATTTAAACACAAAAAAATCCCTACCTCCGCCGACGGCTGGCGAGGTAGGGATTTTTTATTGGGCAAGCGCTTGCGCTATACCCTGCTCTAAGGAAATCTTGGGTTGATATATTAAATTCATAAATCTTGGATTACCAACACGATACTCAACGCCAACTGGTGCAGTTGGATTACTTTGTATTGGTGCTAAGTAACCAGCAGCAAGCATCATCATTTCCGCTAATTCAATAAAAGAGGTTGCCCTACCAGAGCAGATATTCATAACTTCAACGCCATTAATTATGGCTGCAAAAGTTGCTTGAACTACATCATCAATATGTACAAAATCTCTTACCTGATTACCAGTTCCCCAAACGGGAAAAGGATTTACTTTCTGCCTAGCCCTAGCAATAAAAGATGGGAATGGATAATCTAAAGATTGCTCACCGCTATAACCTGAAAATGGGCGAAGGATCGTTACCTTCAAACCTTCATCTCTAGCGTACTGCGCTAACATCTCACCTGTTAATTTACTCCAGCCATAAGTTTGATCAGGTGTTCTAATGTGTTCTAAATTTATATCTTGCTCACTTAACTTGGCTTTAAATCTTGCTCGCTGAAGCATTATTGGATAAGCAGCAGAGGATGAGAAATAAACTATTCGCCCAGGGCGAGTTCTAAGCGCCCACTGGAAAAGGTCTGAATCAATCGCAAGGTCGGTGGCAACCGCCAAAGGGTTCCCCTCAATGGTGGCGCGGCCCCCGACAACGGCGGCCAGATGAATTACTACATCAAAATAAGTATCATCAGTTGCAAAGAATTTGCGAGCATCGGTGCCTGATTTAATATCAAAGCCAACTACATCATTACTTTTCTTATCTAGCGCTTTATGAAATGCTCTACCTACAAAACCTTCATCACCTGTTATCAGGATTTTCATTTGATTTTAGAAAGCAGGCTCTGATACTGATCACTTGCGATGTAATTATCATAAGCAATTTTATCGGCTGCATAAAGTTCAGGAGCATTTACCCTGGCGTAATTCTCATCCATCGGTGCCTTGCCATTGAAAGCGTGGCAGTGTTCAATTATTACTTCAGGCATATATTTAATCTTGCCTAAATCTTGGCCTAGTTTTAGCCAGAAGTTATCTAGGTATAAATGGCGCTGAGTATCAGGCACCATTCCGCGTAACTCTTTTACAATTTGACTAGACATAGCAACGGCAGTTGGCAGGCTTGAGCCTTGGAATAAATCATTTCCATAAACAATATCTGAGCCTGAATAAAGTTCCTCAACAAATAACTGATCCCAGTTAGCAGTTCTTGGGCGGTGATCATCTCCCATAAATGCGAAGTTATCGAACTCGCCTAGAAATTCTCTTGCTACATAATTTAAAGGGTAAGCCATCCCTTTGGTTTCATTATGAATCATAATTACAGATTCAACAGGTAATTTATACGAATATTCTTTTCTTAACTCATCACTAAAATCAACTACATAAACTCTTTTAGCCGTCGTATTTGTATCTACAAATGCTTGCTCTAAGGCAACAGCATTATCAGGCCGCCCCCTAGTTGGAATAATAACTATTAGATCACTTTCTACCATTTGCCAACTCCCCCGCTATCGCAAAATAAGCAGCGCCATCAATGTAGTTATCATCTTTATAGGCTTCCATTGATCTTGCTACTTTAATTAGTGCGCAAATCATAGCGCTTTGTTCAGGTGTTATTTCGCGTTCAAGATAAGCAGATAGCAGGCCACTAATACGATTAAAGTTAATAGCAGGCGTTCCATAATCATCTTGCCTGTCGGTGTAAGTGAGTGCTTTAGCCTCATCTAAAATTTTCCCCCGATTCATAATTTACTTTGAGCCTAGGCCGTATTCGCGCTCTGTTTTATCTGCCCATTTTGCAAGAGGGCCAGCAATACCACCAATTAGAACTGCGTACTGAGGAGCAAGATCAGCAGCGAGTGCAATTGCCATTGTTACGGCTGATGCTAGAACTGCTCTTGCATAAGATTTAAAAGCAGCAATTGTTTTAGGGTCTTTTAGTTTAGCGATTAATTTATTCATTTTATCCCTTAAGGGCGAACTACGCCCATTATTAGGGAGTAGGAGCGTTTTCTTAAAAACACACCATCTCCGTTTGATTGGCTTCCTACATTACCACTTGAGGTATTACCTTCGATAACTTGCAAGTATTTTAACGCAGTATTGTTAAATTTAACGATTCCGACATGATCAGGCTCGGCATCAGAATCAAATTGGAAAAATACAATATCTCCAGCCTGAGCCTGGCCTATTGGAATTATCTTATTTTTCTTACTAAACCACTTAAGGCCCGCATCGCAAGAGGCAAAACCCTTCTTGCTTTGTGCTGCAATATTAGATATTAAACCAGCCTCATTAAAACACCAGGAAACAAAGGTAGCGCACCAAGGTTGGTTATTTGCGCCGTACCATTTGCCAAAAATTGTTTCGTTATTAGAACCTTCTTTGTAGCCAATTTGGGCTTTGGCTATCTCAATTACTTTACTCATTTCCCCCTACTTTCTCTTAATTAACAATCTGTAAATTTCATCAACCCTGGCTTCTAGTCGTTCAACTTGCTGGTTAATTTCATTAATTTTATCTTTTACGCTGCTGCCGCCATTGGGTTTAAGTTCAGAAAGATAACTCTTAACTAAGAACCTTACACCTGTTACTAAAAATCCAATCAGCGTTCCAACCGCAACACATATTGCGGCCCATTCGTTAGCGGTCATTTCGTAATTACCAATACACTCATCGTTGCGCTACCTGTTGAAGTAATGCCGTATATTGCGTTTTCGTGATTAGCAAAAACTGCTTTATCGCCATTATCCATTCTGTACCCAGTTGATGAGGTTACATTACTATCACCTAAATAAATTATGCCTGATGATGAATGAAAATGAACTTCCTCGGCCTGGGCATCTCCTGCTACTAATAAAGTTGCGGCAGTGGTAACGATTGTTTGGCTTGAACTAATTGGCATTTCTCTCCTTAAATCAGCCCCGAATCCTCAATAGCATCAACGGCTTCATCAATGCTTTTTGTTATATCTGGAAAATCAAATAGCAGCATAATTTACAACAGGTTCACTAAAGATCGGGTTCTACCGCTAGCGAGTTGCGTATAAACTTGAGTTGTTGCAACTGATGAGTGCCTCATCAAATCTCTAACGGCTAATAAATCACCATTTGATCGCTCAAGCATATTTGTTGCAAAGTAATGGCGGCAGGCGTGAAAGGTTTTCTTAGGAATGCCTAAACGCTTCATTTCAATAGAAGTTTTTTTTGATAAACGATTAGGAGTTACATTCCATAATCTTTTATTGGTGTTATATTGTAAAATCGTTTCAGCAACTATTCTAGCAACTGGTATTGATAAATCAGTTCCTCCCTTACCAGCAACTCTTAAAATATAACCATCATCAGCCTGCTCTAAATCTATTCCTCGAAGGTTAGCCACTTCCATAGCGCGTAGTCCAGCAGAGCATCCAATAATGAACCAATCTCTCATTGGTTGCCTAGCCTCGGTCATAAGCATTTTTGCTTCATTTACTGTTATTGGGTGAGGTAATCCTCGCCCCTTGCGAACATTAGGCAAATCATCAATAACTTTATTATTGATCAATCCCATTTTATTTAGGGATTTATACATACTGCGCAATCTTGCAGCGTAGGTACCTTTGGTGCTTGCCGCAGGTACCGACATAATAGTTCGTTGAAAATCCTCTAAAGTAGCCGCCTGGGGATGAACCCCTAGGCGCAACAATAAACTCCAATCGTTTCGGAACATACTCATTGAAAACCCTTGAGTTTCGTACCGATCCCTCAGTTTAGCGTGAATAATATCTAGCGGTATTTGCTCCATAAAGCAATATTACCACAGAATAGGCTACACGATTGGGGTGGATTGTTCCGCTTCAGGATTTAGATAGCGTTGATAGTCTGAGTTGGATTCATCTACTGGAATCCACCAGATTTTTCCGTCTGCATCTGTACGCTTGATAAGCGTTGCACCTAGTTCGTTTGTTACTTCTTCATAAATTGGTTGCATTATAACTCCGCACTAAACTCTAGATAAGTTGAACCGCTAACCGCAGTAATTCTTGCTGCACCACCAGTAGTAAATACCCCCGAAGCCATAGTGATGTACCAAGATGAAGTTGAAATTGACGGCACATCTGCAGTGATTGAAGATGCAGCCGTGGTTGTGTTTGCTCCATAAACTGCATTGAAAGTATTACCAGCCGTAGCAGCAAAGGTTGGCGCAGTTCTCATTGTGACTGGCATAGTGCTAAATGCGACTGCGATAGAAGTCGTTGGAAGCGAACCAATGGCCAAAGTTTGGTTTGTTGTAGCAGTTTGGCGGTAATAATAACGCTGGCAAGCGGCTAACTCGCCTTGGATTGTGCCAGTTGCAGTTTGGAAGGCTGTGGCGACTGAGCCTGCTTCTAGTTGGACGCCCCAAATGTCAAAAGTATTTGTTTGAATACCAAGAGAACCAGTACGAGCATTAAAGTCTGTACCAGCAGATACCCATAACTGAATAGCAGTTAGAGAAGTATTTGCAGTTGTGCCTATTGTTTTTCCTGAAAGGCTTGGCATTGTAAAAGTAATTGAATAGCGAGTCCAAGAAGTTGAAATTGTTGATTGACCAGCATAGGTAAAGACTGCCGCCGATGGACTTCCGCCTGTGCCGAAGTCTTGAATAACTTCTAAAGAAATTTTAGGTGTGCCACTTGCAGACTTAGCCCAAAATGAAAAAGTTACAGTTTGACCAGCAAGAGTGCGTACATCCTCAATACAGTGTTTTAATAAAGTGTAAGCATCGTTAGCGGTTTGACCAGTTGTTACAAAACGAACAAAGCCTTTGCCATTATATCCTGAAACTGGAGCAGTTCCAGCAGTAAAGGTTTGAGCAGATGCAGAACCACCAGTTGAAGTTACAAGTTGGTGTCTATCAAACAAAAAACCATCTGTGCTAGTGCTAGAAAAATTGCGTTGATTTACATAGAAATCACCATTGATAATTTTATTTTTACCAGCAGCAAAATCAGCCTGCCAGCGGAGTCCAGTAGTGGCGGAACTATCCGCGACAAGTGTGTCGCCGTTATTTCCAACGGCGAGGCGATCATCAGTAGTACTAAAGGTATAAAGATCACCCTTAGTAGTTACAGGCGATGTGATTCCTGGTTGAACATAATCATAAAATATTGCCGCTGATGCGCTAGTGAAGTATAAGATACCTGCATCGTTTTGAGGCAGAATTAAACTTCCTGCGGTAGCAACTGTGGCAGTGCCAGCAGTAACCGTGCAAGCGCCTGCACCTAGATTTTGGATAAATACTGTATCCCCCGCTGAAAACAATCCTGTGTTCACGGTAATTGTGGTTGCACCTGCTGCATTCATTGCAACAGTTTTGCCTGCATCTGCTGCAACTAAAACATAACTCGTAGTTTTAGCGGTAGCAGGGCCACCACCCATAGCCGTTTCCTGAAGGCTAGTCATTTGGGCTGCGGTAAGAACCTGCCCAGTGGTGAAGGTTTGTTTTGCCATTATGCTCCTTAATCAGTAACTTAGAATACCAGAATCCAAGCGACCCTGTGAGGTGGTGCTATCTAGAATAAAGGCTTGGATTAGCGGTTCTGCGGTTAGTATTTTAGTGGTAAATATGTTATTTGTTATATCGTGTTGAACGCCTTGCACAAATAGTTCTTTGGTGATTGTAGAACCCCCAGGAACTGTTTTTGTTACATTGACTAAATCAAAAATTTCTAGGTTTAGTCCTGCAACAATTTTAGAGGTAGCAGCCGCATCATCAAGGTTTATAGTCATTGAATCAATACGATCAGTAGTATCTTTTCGGGCTACTAGTAGGGTTTGCGCTTGATCTAAAGCCTCGGCATCGGTTTGAACTAGGATTCCATCACGCTTGCCTGAGTGCAAAAAGAAGGTATCTATCGAAGTTTGATCGAATGTATTTTGACTAGTTCCATTTAGGCGAGTTACTGTTACATCATTTACTAGCAAGGTATCATCGTTGGCAAACTCAATTTGGTTGTAGGTAATTGCTGAGCCATCATCTGCAAAAACAGTTGGGGTTTCATCAGCCTTTTTACTAATAGTATCTCTTGATAAAAAGGTAGCGTTACCTTCGGCATCAAGAAAGAA